AAGCTAAGATGAAATCAACCACCTCAGAAGGGAATGCAATTTGCACACCTGCTTTGAACTCAGCTACGAAGCGAACTTGATCAGCTTCTTTAGCGAAGAACAATTCGAAACGCTCTTGCTCGTCCAAAAGGTCAGTTCCGTAGAACATATTTGAAACGCGCATACCGTAGATCTTAGAAGTCGAGTTCAAACCTTGAACTGCGATTACTTTGATAGAAGTACCTGGAAGCATTAACTCAGAATCTGCTTTGCCATCAAAGTTGTAAGCGAATAAGTTCGCGTTCTTTAATGCGATAGTGTAAGTACGGAATACATCCATTCCTACAAAGATAGAAGCATCATCTTTAGCTACGATCTCAGCAGGTAAAGCTTTGTAAACTGCATCGATTACAGCAAGTACGTTACCAGTTGTGATACCAGCTGAAGCAGCTAAAGGAGTACCGTAGTAAGTAGTTGTGTTAGCGTGTATTACAGAAGCAGAAGCAGCAGCTACTAACTTGTTGAAACCATCGAACTTGTTTAAGTTACCGTTTGCTGAAGCAGTATCTCCAGTCCATACCGCGATCTCTAATTGAGCTGCGATCTTGTCAGCCTTGCGTTGAGAGTACTCAGCCGCGAACACAGTAGAATCATAAGAAGATCCAGCTGGTAAAGCTTTCTGTAAATACTTAGCCTCTAAGTCTTTTGGACATAAAGCCTCGTTTACCTTAATTTTACCGATAGTCAAAGTACGCTGAGTGAAGGTAGTTGTACCTGAAGCATTGAAGCCACAAGAAGAACCATCTTGGAAGAACGCGTCAGTGTCCATGATATTAACTGTCTCAGCGGATTTAACGCCTAACATTACGTTACCTTGATCCTTGATCAAAGTGATTGTTTTTGAGCCTAATACTGAAGAAGCTACTAATTGAGTAACGTTTTCTTCTGTATAATTAGCTAGGGAAGCTACTACAAATGCCATCTTTTTTGTTTTTTAAATTGTTATTTTAAATTCTTTACTTTGCTTAAAAATCTTTCGATCTTATCTTCTCTTTTCTCTACTTGTGAGAAAGAATTTTTTGGTGCCTGAATAGGACTAGCGCCTGGAGTTGAAGCCAAACCTAAAACTACGTCAGATAGATCATTGATTGCTTGAGAGAATTTACCCTCGATAGATGCAATCTTAGCCTTTAAAGCCTCGTTCTCTGATTTCAAGTTTTCGATTGTGCTATCGATCTCTTCGAACTTGTCTGATCCCATTGGAATCTCTTCCTCTGGCATTTCAATTGGCTCTGTTTCTGCTTGAGGAGTCTCAATGCCTTCCACTTTACCGCCTACAGTTGTAACCATAGTACCGTCTACTAATTCATGCTCTCCGTCTGGAGCTGGCGATGAATTACCGCTGTCATCCACTAATAAAGCATCTGCTCCGATTTCTAAGCCACTTAAGTCAATCTTAGATCCATCCTTTAGATCGTAAGTTTCAAAAGTTAGCTGAGTGACCGGTGCAGAATCTTCGCTAGTCTCGATAGACGCTTCCTCTAATCCTTCAGAGGCAAGCATCAAACGAATCTTTTCGATTCCTTCTTTTACTGTCATGCTTTTATTTTGGTTTTTTACTGTTAATAAATAGGTATAAACAAAATAGTTTATCCTTTAAAATTGCACTCGTTTAAAATCGTAGCTATATCAGACCAAAGCTTCTCCTCGTAATTCATTACCTGCTCGCCTCTTTTGTAGTTAAATAATCCTTCGACGCTGAAGCCCTTAAATTCTCCTGACTTAACCTTAGACCATACCTCGTCATTATCTACAAAGTAGGAGGCAAAGGCTGAGCCGTCTGGAGCGTCCTCAAAACCTTTCATAGGTTTTACTCCCCTGGACTCATCTGAAATCCAGCACTCAAACATCGTTACGCCTTCGACTATCTTCTTAGGATCATGCATTAAGTTCACGTTCCCAGTGTAGTTCTTCTGAAACATCTTCTTTACAATTTTGTAAATAGTATCTTTTGGAAACGAGACAAAGTACTCCTGGCCATTATCATTTCGATAAATAGGCGTATCCGCTAGCATGATAGGACCAGAGATAATACGACGCTCTTCGTCTTGAATCTCAAAACTTAAGCGATCCTCTTTAAAGCGAAGAAAGTTTCTTTCGATTGCAGGCTTGTCTACTAAAGCGACAAAGTCCACTTCGGAGCCATCTGTTAGGTCCTCGTTAATCTCTAATAAATAAATAGGTAAATTCATTTTTTTCTTATTTAAAATCTTGCCGCTTTCTCAATACGAGAAATTCTTTGTTGTGATCCAGTGATGTCGCTCTCGACTACATAAGCCCTAGAGACTACATTTGAAATAGTATTTAAACTCTTAGAGTCTAATGTAGTCGCAGTAGGCTCCGCTGCCCTTGGAGCTATTGGCGCTCCAGCTCCTGCGTCTGGCGCACTTGGTAATCCTGGAGCTGATCCTCCCCCTGATTGACCAGGAACCTGAACAGATAAAATGCTTTGAATAGATTTATATCCAGAAGCTAAAGCTAACCCGGCATTAATAGGAGCTAGCACTGGTCCTACAAAAGGAATACCAATAGTAGACTCATAAGCTTTCTGAGCTGATAGGATTGCTGAGATAGTCGCACTGGCTACCGCTGCCGCTTTACCTGCCGCAGTTTCTTGACCTAATAGATTAGAAAGGTTTGCAAGTGTGTCAGCCGTTCCTTGAGCTGCTGCTCTCTTTCCTTTTTGTTCTTCCTCAGCGATTTTAACTTGTGCCTCAGCTTGTTCTTTAGAAATTTTTATTGACTTATCTACTGCGTTTATTAGCAGAGATCTTGTTTTTGTTTCATCTTTTTGTTTCTGCTCCCTCTCCTTATCTAGCTTTTTAATTTTATCGTCAGCCTCTTTATCCTCAAGATTTTTAATTCTTTCTTTTTCGGCTTTTGTAGCTGCAAAGACTGCCTCATCAAAAGTTTTCTTAGCTAGGATTTTAGCGCTTTCGCTATCTGAAAATAATTTTAGGTCCGCATCATATTGAGTTTTTATATCAATTAATTTCTTTTCAAAATCTGTCTTTTCTGACTTGCTTAATTCATTAAGTCTTGCAGATTTTTTATCATTTGCTGCTAAAAATTCAGCTAGATCTTTTTCTTGTGCTACCTTGTTTTGTTCAGATACTTTTTCATTCTTCTGTTTATTTTGATCAGCTACTGATTTATTATACTTTGCATCGATAACGGTTAATTCAGTATTTAATTCTCTGAATTTCTTTTGTTCTTCTGCGTTTAGCTCTCCTTTTGTCTTTAGCTTAAATCTAAGTTTATTTAGATCCTCATTTACGATTCTAGTTTGTAATTCAGACAGAGTCTTTTGTGAAGCTCCAGAGGCTTCTTGAATTTTAAGTTCTCCTTCTAGCGCTTCCTTTTTTCTTTCTGATGTCTTAGTGAATTTCTCTAAGGCCCTATCTGCTTCGTTTGTAATCCCTACAAAGTCAGTTACTTTATTAACTAAATTGCCTACAATTTTACCGAAATCAGCTAATCCTGGAATGGCTTTTAGTACAGCTTCTTTAATTGCATCAAAGTTTGCTATAATTAAACCTAAAGCAATGGCAAAAGCACCCACACCAGTGGCAATAAGTGCGCCTCTAATCGTTGTAAACGTAGCAATCGCAGCCGCTTTTAGGCTAGTAAAGGCAGCGATTACGTTAGTTTTGATTACAAGCCCTAAGTTTTTAAAGCCATCAATAGAGGCAAGGACCGTATTAAGTCCTTCTGATAAAGCTAAAGCTCCTTGGACTTTTAATAATTGCTTTTCTACCTCAGCAGATTCTACGCCTACTAACGCAAGCGCTCCCTGAGTTGCAGCAAACGCTCCAGCTACTCCCTGGATAGATTGACCAAACGCCTTAAATTTAGCATCCGGATCAAAGGCTGCAATAGTATCTTTAGCGTCTCCAATTCTATCCTTTAGCTCTGCGGCTCTTTTAGCAGCAGCTCCAATTTCTGCACCGGTTGCCCCGGCTTTATTTTGTAATGCCGCTAATTCTTGTACCGCCTCCCTAAGTTGTCCTCTCAGACTCTTTGTGTCAGCTACTAGATTAATCCCTACTGTTTCGTTTACTGCCATTATGCGTATGTTAATTCAATTACTCTGAGTAATTCTACTTGTGTCGTTTTTGGAACGCTAGGATTAAAGTCGTTTACCTTGTTTAATCTAAAAAGCGCACCATCAATTAAGATCAGCTTTGCAAAGTCTAACGAGTAGATGTCTTGCAGATCTAAATATAAATAGCAAGATAGGAGCTTGCTATCCTTAGCAATAATCTCAGCCAAATAATCTCCCCAGAAAGCAGTAAATAGATTCGCGCTAGGATATTGAACAGATAGGCTAAATAATAACTCTTTAGGGACTCCGAAATTTATATCAGTTGTCGGAGCTGTTGGATGATCCAAGTGTCCGGCAAATCCGTAAGCAGTCAGAGCAGGACCTACGTTTGCGCTACCTTGCGCGCTAGGTTGTTTTAATCTGTAAGATGTAACTCCAGTCACTTTCTTGAATTGCATAATACGGATATTACTATCTCTTCTTTCTTCGACTTGATCAGACTTATCTAAAATAGACGCTGCTAATTTATCGTCTCCAAATCTTTTAACTAATACAGAAGGGCTAAAGATAATATCTATATTAGTTCTGTCCTGAGTGAACTGAAAACCAGTGTCCTCTTTGCGATCTCCATAACTTTCAGAATACTTCTTGTTATATCCATCGTTATAGAAGTCATCGTCCTCTGTATATTGGAAGTCATAGAAGCGCGCATTTAATTCGCTCATAGGCTTAATGCTTACCTCCTGAGAATAGTCTACTTTGTCGCTCCAATCTATCGCGTTAGAAACCGGATCTTCTAATAAGACTAGACCAGTGCTATCGCCTGGCTCTCCATGAAGTAGCAAGTCTCCAAAATCGTCTAGCTTAATAAAGCCTCCACCTATTTGATAGAAGTCAATGAATGGCTCGATATTAATGTGCTTATCCTTTGATCTATCCTCATAAACATAAAGGTTAAACATTCGGCAAATTGAGATAAACAAATCCTTTTGAAGGATGCCTTTAGGTAATAAGTCAGGCATATTAAGAGTACCGCCAAAAGTTGCCTGGAGTGGGATTAAGCTTTCAGAGTTAAAATCAAAATTTAATAAATCAGATGTGAACGTAAACGCTGGGCTTCCGCCAGTAGCGTTAATAATTTGAATTTTAAAAGTATCTCCGTTAGCTAATGTCGCGTTAATTAATTGATTAAACGCAAAGTATGTCGGCTGGTTATTGTTAGCTCCTAGAATGTAGGATCCTATTACAGTGGCATTTTGATAAACTACCACATTGACTGACGAAGT